ATCATGCTCCCCAGGCCCCCACCGGTCATTCTCCCCACCCTCACCCAGCCACTCAGGTTTCACATCACACACATCAATAAACCTAGTGACCCCATCAGACCAGCGCACAACAAAGAAAGCCGGTGCAGTCTCACTATGAGCGATGAGATGCCGGAACTTCCTATCCACATTCATGAACACTGTGGGGTATTGCGTAGAAGTACAGTTGCGCTGCTTCACCTCAACCCACGCCACCAGCTCACCAGCACGCTCAGCAAAGAAATCCACATGATAGTACTGAGGCAGGTGATGAAGTGTGCAATTCCACGCCTTCTCCAGGTCAGCCTTCAGCTGTTTCTCGCGTGCAATGTTCTCAGGGGTGTTGCGATCATCAGGGACCTGCTCAGGGCCGTCATCCACCATGACCACCACTATACACACAGATGGGGGAAATCACTTGCAACCAAACTCCCCAGCCCTACACTCAAAATGCTCACCCAAATCGTGCATCTGCCTCACCCAAGCACGCGCATCAGGGATCTCAGCGTTAGGTTTCATCTCCTGCTTATGAATCACAGTCCTGGGTCCTTTGAAGGTGATCGCGTTCCTGCACCAAGTCCTGAACGCTGCATCCCAATCCTTGAATCTGCTCCCCTTAGCTAGGTGAAAATCTGTAAAAGCCTCCACAGTCTCCTCATAGCTGAGCACTGAACCATACTTGCTCTCAAAGGTTTCCTGGATGGAAGCTGATGGGGTGTAGTTGTCAGGGATTGATGTTGCATATTTAGACTTCTCTTTAGGTTCTATTACGGTTTGTACGAACTCCGGTACACCCCTGACGGTACTGCCGTTCGCCCCTGACGGTACAGGTGTTCGCCCCTGGTCCTGGGGTTCACCCCTCCTGTGAGACATAGACTTATCGCAATCCTCAGGACACTCAATCGTGATCCAGTAGCGATTAGGTTTGTACTGATTGCGAGAGTGACCACCAGCAACCTCCACGCGGAGCTCACCAGACTTCACCAGTTTGTCCACGCACTTCTGCACGCCGCGCTCGCTTAGGTTTGCATAGTCAGCTAGGCGTTTCTGTGAAGGCCACGCGCCTTCTGTTGCATCAGGTCCTAGGTGATTAGCGATACCTAGCAGAATGACCTTGGGGGATCCCATCGCTGTGGAATGGTTTAGCACCATCGAGAGTGCTTCAATGCTCATTGCTTAGTCCTATCTACCGGCTTGCCCTGGTAGTCTGGACTAGCCGATGCTTGTACCATCGGTATTTATGTGGGGGTCAGGGTGTGAGCTCTGGCCCTCACTCTATTGTACTACTCAGAACGCCTGGTCCTTCCAGTGAGACTCCACCCTAGTCCCATCAGGAGACAAAAAATACCACCGAAACTCTGACCGGTCAAAAACAGGGAGCTCCAGACTCTCCCACACCGGCAGTTTATGGTTCCACCCACGCGCTGTAGAAGCCATCTCAGCATCAGACTCCATGTAAAAGTTCCACGCTGCACAAACCTGAATCAGATTATCTGGGGTATCCAACAGTTTAGATCCACCCATCCCACGATTCTTCCTGTGATGAACTTGGAGGCCCTCAGTTGTTCCACAGTGGTAACAGTGCCCATCCCTCTGCTCAATGAGCTTCCTGAGTTTGGGTGAGAGTGCCACGCCCTCAGCCTATAATGGTGGAGGGACTGGATGGTTTCGACTGGCAGAGAAAACGCGCAAGCGACTGTGACAGGACCTGGGTTCGACTCCCAGCAGTTCCACAAACCCTTACCGCGAACATCGCCGCGCTTACCGGTGTTTATATAAACCGTTATATAGCTTCTGTGCCATATTCATGGAGCTCAGACTTATCGTCATTCCGCGATGGCTCGAAGTCCTCCAACCATTCCAGGAACTCCTCAGGGGTCATCCCCTCAGTCACAGTTTCATCTCCGCCTGCAGAATCTTGGCAGCCGTAGCCAACGCCATCAGCTCAGACTCAATAGATCGCATCTTAGTGCGAATCCGGTTCACCCTAGCCTTAGCAAGGTCGCGGTCAAACCGTATGTCAGCACACTCAAGCTTCGCCCTAGCCTGCCGTTCAGCAACACTCCCCGTGGCATCCAGGAACTGTTGCGCCTCACACCTATCCAAATCATTCTCAAACTGTGCCAGGTCAGACTCAGCCTCAAACAGTGCCTCAACCCCTTTACGATTAGTCTGAGTAAGCTCTACTAAATCCTTCGCTATCTGTGATGGAATCACAAACACTCACCAACCTTCTGCACAACTCATCCTTCCAGAACTCACTTAGCAGCGGATCGTTTGCTCTTTGCGCCTCCAGATACGCTTGGGACAGCTCGCTCACTGACGCTAACAGGGGTGAGTGCTGTGGCATAAGCTTTGACTTTCTCCAGAACCTCTGGGGGTGCACCCTGTTTGGATGCTTCAGCCCATAGTAACCGTAGCTGGTCCACATCCTTCAGGTTCTCTGCCTCAGCAAGCCAGTCACGCTGCACTTTCGCTTCCTCAAACCGTTGGACTTTCTCCATCTCCTCACGGGAGGCACGCTTGTTTCCTGAATACCCTGCATTAGCGAGAGCTCTACCAATCGCGCTGGTCTCACACACCTCAAGTGCTGACGCCGCCTGAGGACCAGAAGCACTGTCCACCTCATACGCGAGACCAGAAGCCTTAGGGCAACCCCTGTCCACATCCTCACCATTCAGGTACACCATCGCCCTGACAACCCAAATCTTCTCGAGCCGATATTCAGGGATGGTTTCGTTCTCAGTCAGGATCCGGCCATCAGGCCAGTCCCCATAAAAGCGTTTTATACGCTCCTCCACCGTTTCATAATCTGCAAGCGAAAATCTAGCCATTACTCCACCCCTTCACAGGTATCACCAAATCAGACCGCACCCATTTAGCCACAGTCCTCACACTCACATCAAACATACGGGCAACCTCTGACCTAGACACACCCAGGTTCTCCAGTTTGATAGCACGCACCTGACAGCGAGCCAACAGTTCAGCAGTCTCAATCATTGCTGACTTATACCGGTCAGACAGATCACGCACCTCAGCAGCAACAAGAGACCGGATCTCATCAGCCTCCAACTCATCGCACAACTCCCTCACCAGGTCAGGGGTAATCTCATGCAAGTACACCATCATCCACCCTCTCTATGTAATCCTTCACAATCTTGCTAGCCACCTGGGACACAGGGACCTGCTGAGCCTTAGCCAAAGCGGCCAGATGCTGATACAGGTGATCAGGCAACTGCAATGTCACAAACACAGACACACCATCCATCAGCGCTTCCCCACCTTCTGAGCCAAAATCTTGCTCTCCAATTTGTAGTAGTCCTTCCACAGGTCAGGCTTACGAGTAGCACGCAAATCCGCCACATACTTATCCGCAACCCTCAACAAGTTCACATCTTTCCTATCCAAGGTGAATCCTCTCCCACAACTTTGCAGCCGTGTCTTTCAGCTCATCAATCATTTCCTCATCACGGTAAACCCAAACCGTCTCAGGTTCAAACCAGGCTGGTGCAAACACACCCTCCACATCAATGCGCAACATCCACACAAACAAACACTTCTCAGCCCCTGTTACATGTAACTGCCACTGCATCTGCCTCCGATACTGCAGCGGAATACTATTCCACTCCTTACCGGTGGTCTTTATCTCCGCAATCACCGTGTGATCCAGAGACAAACCATCAGGGGTTGCCAAATGCCAAGGCGTTTCAGCGTTAGCGAGCAACCAATCGTTAGGGAGAATCCCGTGACGCTCATGCACAAACTTTGCCAGGACAGGCTCCATGTCCCTACCAAACGCCATGTACGGGTTATCAATCTCCACAAAGTCCTCAAACCAATCCCTCACCGCCTGCTCAAAGCCTGCAGGAGTCGAAGCCTTAGCCACCTGTGTCGCTGTCACACCCTCTTTGCGGGCTCGCAACCAGTCAGCCTCAAACAGTTGCTTCGATGAAACGAATTGATTAGGACCCAGCATGGTGCATCAGCTCCCACCGGTCTCGCGCAATCTTGAGAGCCTCATCAATGACCTTCTGTGCTTCCGCAGCTTTTGCTTTCCGCAACTCGTCAGCAGCCTTAGTCCAGATAGCACCGTTGTCAGAATATGCTGAGATCCATTCCTGGATAATCAGGTCAGCGAGCTTCTCAGCCTCACTACGTTGTCCCATTTGTTTCCACCTTTCTTATAGTCTTAGGTTATGACCCACCACAGACACTACTCAAACCTGATGGCCGCCGTAGACACTGTGGGCAGGACCCCATGTATGGATTGTCCTGAGGTGTTCTTCCCTGAGGACTTCCCAGACAAACACACCAGGGAGTACGCGATCAAACTGGCGCGTGCCCTGTGTGACGAGTGCCCCATCAAGGATGCCTGCTTCATGTACGCGACAGAGAATGATGAGAGGTATGGGGTGTGGGCTGGGACTCTCCCAGCAGAGCGCTAGACATGATCACAGTTCCTAATTGTGTCTGCAACCTTATCTAGGCCCTTCCAAATCTGACCGTTAGCGTTGTCGAGCCGGTTGATGTATCGGAGACCGTAGGCTCTCGTCAAACCCTGCCGATAGAGAAGCATCTGCACCGCTTGGCGCTGTGCATCATCTAGGTCTTTCCACTTTCTATCCATCTTCACCCTCCTCATCCAAAGACTGGTAATGGTTGAGTGCGTTTAGGGCACGCCGCAACACCTGAGCCTGCTTCAAAGTCAAACACACTGTCCCAGGTTCCTCCATCTGGAACACATCATCCATGAGACGCACACGCACCTCACGCCCTTCCACCTGCAGATCCATCATTAGCGTTCACCCTTTCCAGCCATATTGTATGACGCCCAAGCCAACAGACCTAAGCCGATAAGTGTAGATCCGTTGATCACTGCAAGCGGATTGATAACACCAGGGAGCAGGAGGAACAGAGCCCCTGCCACAAACACCACCCACCACCTCATAATGCCATCACCAGAAGTGCAACACCGGTCAAGAGTGTGACACCAATCAGCGACCAAATGAGCGCACACTGATAGGAGGGTTTGGGTTCACGCAAATCCCTCCGGCTCACAATAGGAACCTGCAGTGCCACATGCTCGCTTGCAGGCTTAGGCCCCAGCCGTGTGTTGTCCCACACCGTGAGAGCCTTCTGGAAGAACGCCTCATCAGTGAGGATTGCACGCATTAGCTCAGCAGGCAGCTGGTCAAAGTGTGCCCTGTACCACGCCACAGTTTCAGCGAGCTCTTGGTTGTGTGAGGTCATAGCCAAATCCATGGCCTCCTGGAATCGTGCATCTATTTTGTTGAAAGCACCCATTTTGTTTTCCACCTTTCTTTGGGTTACTCAGGAGTGTACACAGGTACACAGCAAAAGTGCAACACATTTCCCCACCGGCGTGTATAGTAGTGCTCATGATGCTCCCAGGACCCTACGACCTCCAAGAACAATCACTAGAACAGCTTGCTGACCTCAGAGTGTGGCAGTTAGAGCGTGTAGAAAAGGTCACAGCAGAGCTCAGAGGGCGTGTCAGGGAACAATACTTGCAAGGTGTGACCATCAAGGCGTTAGCGAAAAAAGCTGGCGTTACAAGGCGAACCATCTACGCTTGGCTTAGTGAATAGCAAAACCCCCCAGCTGGTGGAGAGCTGAGGGGTTTCACGCAAGAGAGGCTTAGAGCCTTAGTGTCAGTGTATCACTGGCAGGAGTCACATTGGAGCAAATCCATCGGATCTACAGGGACACTGTAACCGTCAAGGTTCTCCATCAAATCAAGGTCAGCCATTACTGTGCAGCCTTATCGTAGGTGAGCACAGAGGTGAGTAGGGACATCACCCCAGCGAGAGCTGACACAGACAACACCTGCAACCACTCGACATCCAGGATGCCTGCAGCTGTCACACCGATTGTTGCGAGTGCAACCTGAGCGCAAGTTTTCAGGGCACGCTCACTGCTGAAAGCCCAATACTGTTTCCATTTATCCATCAGGGTTCTCTCCTTTATGTAGTGTCTTATCTTCCCACACTGCACCGAAAATGTAGCTGGTGAGAATCAATGTTATCAGTGCCACCCCACCCGTGACCAGGTCGCTGATGTCTGTGATGTTGCCGGTGAGTGCGGCAATGGTGGAACCGATGAGCATGAAAGCCCCAATGACGAATGAGGCCAGGATGTAGCGTCTACGGTTCTTCCAGGATGGTTTACTCATAATGTGTTTCAGTCCTTTCAGGTAGGCATCTATCGCACGCCGGATCACAGTCACAACATCCCCCACTCACGCGGTCATCACCGCAATCAAAGGTGAAACGATTGCAGCCAGGAAACCGAACCCACCAATCGCCTGCCACATCCGCATCTCAAGTTTGCGAATCCTGTGTTCGTGGTCCTCAACCTTACTTTCCTGTGTAGGGAGGGAAGAAGCGATTTGTTCCAGCAGTTTTCCTTGTCGCTGGACCTCCGCATAAATATCGCGC